GAAGATACTACTTACATTCATACGACATACTTAGATAACTTAGATAATTTATCTGAATCATTTATTAAGCAGGTTGAAGACACTAAGAAGAGAAGACCTGAAAAGTATAACCATGCAATTATGGGAGGTTGGTTAAACAAAGCAGAGGGTGTTATATTTACTAACTGGAAAGTAGGAAAGTTTATTGATAGTGAAGATACTATTTTTGGACAAGATTTTGGATTTAGTAAAGACCCTACTACATTAGTTGAAACCTACATTGATAAAGATAGAAGAGTTATTTACGCAAAACTACACATTTACAAGCCTGAATTAACCACATCACAAATAGCTGAACTTAACAAAAGGTATGCAAAAGATAGATTAATAATAGCAGATAATGCAGAGCCTAGATTAATATCAGAAGTTAAGGCTAAAGGGTTGAACATTGTCCCTTGTGTAAAGTATAAAATCATTGAGGGTATAGAATTAATAAGAGATTACGATTTGATAATAGATGAGGATAGTACCGATTTGATTAAAGAGTTAAATAATTACTCATGGTTAGAAAAGAAAAGCGAAACACCTATTAGTAAATTTGATCACGCTTTGGATGCTTTACGTTATGCAGTAACCTATCAATTGTCAAATCCAAATAAAGGTAAGTATAACATTTTGTAAGAAAATAGTTAATATATATATGAAAGTAAAATTGAATATACCAACAGAGTTAAGCGAAATTAAGTTAAAAGATTACATACGCTTTATGAATGTTGTAAAAGGCTCTAATGATGCCGAGTTCATTAATCAAAAAATGGTAGAATGTTTTTGCAATATAGATCTAAAAGATGTTGCGAAAATTTCTTTGAAAGATTTGGACGACCTGGAACTACATTTTAATAAGTTATTTGAACGCAAAGAGCCTTTCAAAAATAGGTTTACTTTAGGTGGTGTTGATTTTGGATTCATTCCTAATTTAGATAAGATTACAAACGCCGAATACATGGACATAGACAGCCATATAAGTGATGTAAGCAACTATAATGTGTTAATGGGTATAATGTATCGACCCATAACAGAAAAGTACAAGGACAAGTATAAAATAGAACCATACGAAGCCAAGGAGGAATATTTTGAGATGATGAATAATTTAACTTTAGACATAGTGCTACCAGCATTGGTTTTTTTTTATCATTTAGGGAGCGAACTATTAAAAGTTTTTCCACATTTTTTGGAGGAGGAAATGAACAAAATGAGTATTCAGAAGAGTACCAATTCGGAAGAAAGTGGGGATGGTATCAATGCTTATATACACTCGCTAAAGGAGACGTTACCAAGTTTGATGAGGTTGGTCAACAGGAACTTTTTAAGTCATTAACATTGTTAACATTTGAAAGCGAAAAAACTAAAATAGAAATAAACCAAGCTAAAAAAAGAAATAAATGATAAGATACTACGACATAACAACCAAACTAAAAGAAGCTTTGCTAGACGAACCATTTTGCAATACAGTTACAAAAGGTACTATTGATAGAGTAATGAACGCTAAGCAAGATATGTACCCTTTAAGCCATTTAATGATAAACTCATGTACTCCGAACGGAAGCAGTTTAACTTACAATGTTTCTATTCTTGCTATGGATATAGTGGATATTTCAAAAGAAGATACGACTGATTTGTTTATAGGTAATGATAATGAGGATGACGTGCTAAATGATATGCAAAGTTTACTTCTTAGAGTAGTAGCAAGGTTGCAAAGAGGAGATTTGTTTACGGATTTATACCAGCTTACTTCGTCTAGTTTAGAACCTTTTATGGATAGGTTCGAGGATGCGGTTGCTGGATGGACTTTGACTATGGATATTGAAGTGCCAAATGGAATGTCTATATGTTAGAAAGAAAAGAGGTTCAAAAGGAGTTGGACAGGTTTAAAAAATATGTTGTTCAGCAAGCTAAAAGCAATCTAACAAAGTCTAAAAAGAACACATCTAAACGACTTTACGACAGTATTAAGGGTGTTAGTAAAGCCAACCCAAATTCGATTAGTTTATACTTTGAGATGCTAGACTATGGAGAGTTTCAAGATAAGGGAGTAAGTGGGAAGTTTAAAAAATATAACACACCTTACACTTATAGAGATAAGATGCCACCGACTAAAAGTCTAGATAAGTGGATAGTTAAAAAAGGCATAGCACCAAGAGATGACAAAGGTAGGTTAATGAATAGGCAAAGTTTAAAATTTGCTATTGCTAACAGTATATTTAAGAATGGAATTAAGCCAAGTTTATTTTTTACTAAACCTTTTGAGAAGGGTTACAAAACACTACCTAACGAGTTAATAGAAGCATACGGATTGGATATAACGAAAATTTTTACTGATACAATAGACACTAAGAAATGACAAATATATATACTAGAAGTCCTTATATTATCGAGATAAACGAAACTAGCCAAGTATCTACGAAGTTAGAATTATTTATTGTTGGTGGTGATGGAACTTTACCGATATCTCCTAGTTATACAATGAGTAAACTAATTCCTAGTTCAAATAAGCCTAGTACAACCTATGACATAAGTCCATACATCCGAGAGTTTATGACTTTTAACGATGTTGTAAGTGCTTATGATAGCGACTACTTGAACACTAATCAGTTTGCACAGGTTCGAGTTAAGAGGTATAAAACAATAGGAGCAACAGAAAGTTTAATTGATACAACTAATTACTATGCTTTTGATGGTTACGGATATTACGAAGAAGGAAGTAATGCCGATATTGGTAGGTCTTTAATGACTGAAGGAAATTATCATTATTTATACGATAGTAGTTTAAATTTTACTACTGACTTTCTTTATTTGCCTAGTTCGATAGGTGTTACTTTAGATGGTGCATCGAGTGAAGAATATAAAGCTACTTACACAAATTTAGTTAGTGGAGCCACAACAAGCGTATTGAAAACTAAGAATATACAAGGGGGTATAACGTACAATTTTCCAAGACAATTTCAAAGTGTATTACTTTCAAATTATGCTGATGGTAATAAAGTTGAAATAATAGATAATCTTACAACTAATATACTTGCTACATATTACTTTTACCCAAAAGAAGCGTGTAAATACACTCCGGTTAAATGTGATTTTGTGAACAAGTTTGGACAGTTTCAAAGGTTATGGTTTTTCAAAGCTAAGAATGAAAGTATAACTGTTAAATCTACTGAACATAAAAGTTTACAAAGTTCAATTATTTATTATAACCAAATGCAAGGTCAAAAGAAAGAGTTTAACATTAACGGAGTTGAAAGTATAAAGGTAAACACTGATTGGGTGGATGAAGATTTTAACGATATTCTAAAAGAAATAATGCTCTCAGAAAAAATACTTATTGATGACAAACCAGCGAAGTTAAAAACTAAAAGCACAGAGTTGTTTAATAACATTAACACGAAGCAGATTAATTATTCCTTAGAGTTTGAATATAATTTTAATACTATTAATAACGTAAAATGAGAGAGGTTCAAATATATATTGAAGGGGAGCGTGATAGCGGAAATTATAGCGAGGTTGAATTATTTAATGATGAGAGTATTAACCTTTCTTTGTCGGTTCAAAACATTCAGGACATCTCAAAGGTATTTACTGACTTTTCTCAAAGCTTTACAGTACCAGCAAGCACAACAAATAATTCAATATTTAAGCATTTTTACGAAAACTCTATTGATTTAGATGTTGCATTAATAGACCAAAGATTAAAGCGTAATGCTTATATTGAGATTGATAGAACACCTTTTAGGAATGGTAAAATCCAATTAGAGAAAGCAAACTTAAAAGATGGTCAAGCGCAAAGTTATTCTATTACATTCTATGGAGACTTAGTTACGTTAAAAGACACGTTTAGTGATGACAAATTAAGTGATTTAGACTATAGCAATGTTGACAATCCTTATAGTTATTCAGATGTTAAAGATAGGGTTTCAGATGGTGCAACAGATTACGATGTACGTTACCCTTTGATTAGTTCAGATAGGGCATGGAGTTACGGAGATGGTACGAGTACCGATATAAGTAATAGTGCTCAAGCAATAAATTACAGAGAGTTATTTCCAGCAGTGAAAGTTTCTAAAATATTTGAAGCCATTGAGAATAAATACAATGTTAATTTTGAGGGTTTATTTTTAAGTGATGAAAGATTTACGGATTTATTTCTATGGTGTAAAAATTCTCAAACAACTAATTCAAATTTACAAAATCAATCAATAGATTTGGTTACTTCAAGTAATTCAAATTATAAATTTCAAGTTGACTTAGTAAATAATTCTGTAAGGTTACTTTATGGTGGAGAATCAATAGCTACGTATAGGAGTACTATATTTTTAACTTGTTTTTATATCTCTGACTTAAACGCTGAATGGACAGTAGATGTTTATGTTAATGGTGCTTTATATCAAAGCATCACTAGAGTAGGTGTAGCGCAATTCACAGCATACACAGAAATTACTAGTCCATCAACAGATGCTTTATTAACTTTTCAAGTAAGAAGTGATGAACAGATAGACATACAATTTATTGTTGATTGGGAGTTTAAAGAATATATTTTTGGAGTAGTCACTAATACGGGTGGAGCCGATGGTTCAATACAAACAATAGACAATAGTATTGATTTAGCTTTAAGTATGCCTGACATAAAAGTTTCCGACTTCTTTAGTGGTGTTTTAAAACAGTTCAATTTAACTTGCTATCCATTATCAATTAACACTTTCGAAGTTGAGCCTTTAGACTATTGGTATCAAAAAGGAGCGTTAAACGATATAACTAACTTTGTCGATGTGGATAGCATAGACGTTGCAAAAGTACCTTTGTACAAGCGTGTAAGCTTAGAACATGAAAAAAGTAAAAGTTTTTTAAATGAGCAATTTCTAGCAAACAATAGAAAAGAGTATGGAGATTTAAAGCTTGGTTTTGACTATGATGGTTCAGATTTTACTGTTAAGTTACCATTTGAAAACTTGTTACAAACTACTATTGACGACAACTTACAAGTAGGTTATTCTTTAGAGGGGTTAGAAGAGTTAAAGCCTTACATTCCTAAACCTATATTGTTGTATAAGTACGACCAAACAACAGTAAGTTCTTTTTGGTTAACAGATGGAATTAGTTCAACAGATGCTTTAACAACTTACACTCCAATGGGAACTGATGCTTTAGTAGATGGCTTAAACTATTCTTTAAATTTCGGGCAAGAAACAAGTGCTTTGCTGGAAACTTCTATACCTAATTCAGTTTATTCAGTTTATTCAGTTTATTATCAAAACTACATAGGTCAGTTATTCAGTTACAAGAATAGGTTAACAAGTATTAAGGCTAACTTTCCAGTTTCTTTAATAACCAATTTGAAATTAAATGATAGGTTAATAATAAGAGATAAAAGATACATAATAAATAACATTAAAACCAACTTAACGAGTGGAGAGGTAGACCTAGAATTATTAAACGATTTTAACGCAGTTAAAAACGCTAATGTAACAGATGAGTTAGAGCCTATT